AATTAAAACAGATTACGCTTGTGGAGCGTTTTCTGGGAATGACGCGATTGCTTGAACGATAAGAGTACCATTAGTATTCTTGATACGAACAAATTGCTTGTAACCAACATATGCTAGTTTTTGTGGTTCTGCGTCTGCGGCCAATTGTAGAGCGTTAGCTCCAACAATTTGATCGGCAGGAACATCAGTGTAAGTTCCACCAACGGTATCACACTCTTGCATAACGGCAAGAACTGTTTGATTAACTGTAGCAGAAGTGATAAACGCTACTCCACGGAAGCCTTGCATATCAACTGCTGTACTAGAACCTGCACCTTCAACTGTTTCTGCAAGAAGTGGCTTGATGTTTGAGATTGAATCTTTTTTCATTTTTTTATTCTCCAATAAGAATTTAAAGTATGGATGGCCTTATTTGACCATCCAATTAATTTTTAAGTTACCCTGTAACCATAAGCTTAAGAGCTTCGTAGTTGACAACATCTCCACCAGTACGCTTAGTAGTGTAGAATGAAACATAAGGGCGAGCAGTAAACGGATCACGCATCACACGGATTCCCATACGGTCAACGATTTGGTAAGCTTCACGCATGTCACCATAAGCAACAGATAGTGAATCAGTAGCTAGGTTTGGCATATCTTCGAACAGAGCGTACTCTTTTCCAAGGATTGCATTTCCAACACCACCGTTAAATCCGGGTTGCCATAGGTAGTTTCCTTGACCATCTTTCAGCTTACGAACAGTTGTAAGAGAATCACGGTTGAAGAAGAAACGAGCATTACCATTATAGTCTGCTTTAAGAGCGCCCTGCATGTTATACATAGCATCTGCTGTAATTCCACCAACTGCTCCAGAAGCAACTTGCTCAATTTTCTCACGTTCCCCTGCTGGGCCGATAACTCCATCAGCATAAGTAAGGATTCCGCGAGGCATAACAACTCCATTACCATTAACGAAAGATGTATTCTCAAGGCGAGAGAAGCGACGAGCAACTTTACCTGCTAGCCATTCAGCAACACCAAAAGCGGCATCATCAATCATAGTTTGAGTAGCGCGAGGATCTGCGTACATTTCGTGAGTAGTGATGATCTTTTCACCAAGAGTAGGAGTAGAAGTCTCTGGGCGACTTGATCGCTCACCAACCCATCCTGCACCTGCTTCATCACTATCAATAAGAGCTTTCCACTCACCAGTAGAGATATTACCAACAGAAGCATAAGCTCGCATGGGTGATGTTTCGAACATGAAGTCCGTGATTTTTGAAGCTTGAGTTACAGCCAATCCATATCCACCATTACCATCAGTATCAGTAGCTAGAGACTTTAGGTCTTCTGGGGACATATCGCGGTCGCCTTTCATAAGGAATAGCTCTACAGATTTTGCATGTAGGTCTTCTTTCTCTGACTTAGACTCTGATCCACGGTTGTAAGCAACACGTAGGTCATCAACTTGAGTGGCTAGAGCTTCTGCTTTTTTCTCAGCAACTAGTTTAGCCGCTTGATTTTCTTGGCTCTTTACTTCTGATGCATCAAGATCTTTCTCGATCTTAGCCATTTTTACTTCTAGCTCAGAAACTCCAAGACCTTTGATTTTCGAGTCGATCATTACTTCGTTTGTCTCTTTAAGGCTTTCGAACCCCTTTTGCATTTCTGCGATAACGTCTGACATTTTAATGTCTCCTTGTTAGTTTGTTTTTAACTACTTGTTAAATAAATTTTTTACTTCTTGAGCTTGAAAGAAATTTTTGACTTCTAAGGCTAATGCCTCAGCTTTCTCTGTTTCTTCTTTTTCAAGATCTGCTGACTTGTCGTTTTTCTCTACGACTTCTTCTTTACCCTCTTTGGAGACGTTCTCCGCAGATTCTTTCTCGACATCATCCACAGATTCCTCTCGAATCGCTTTAATTAAAATGCCTGCATATTTTTTCGCTAGGGAGTTTGAAATAGCGTCTACTTCTCGGAGACCTTTTTCTATATCTCTAACCGTAATATCTTCTTCGCTTTTTATTTCTTCAATTTCCGCTAACTCGTTGCAGGCGAAAGTAACCATACTTCCTTCGTACAACTTCACTGATTTGATTACGAAGATCGTTTCTCCGTTAAGTTCCTTCCACTCATAGTCTCGAATTGAATATCCGATACTAAGACCTGTTGTTACTCCAGAATCTTTGTTGGCCTTTGCCAATTCATACTTCTCTTTTCCAAGAGCCGTGTTTAGGTAGTATTTGATGTTAACAAACAATCCTTTATCATCCTCTACGCAAGACATAACCCCAATTTGAGACGAAGCGTCATGTTGGAATAGGAATGGGATGGTGTCCTTTGTCTTTAATGTTTCTTTAAACGCACCCTTGATAATCATATCTCCTGCATAGTCGATATTGTTGAAGATACTCAAATATCCACTAGCAACTCCTTCTTCTTCGTTGAAGTCAGTAAACTTAACTTCGAAATCTTTCATTTTCTTCTTCATTTTATACCCTTATTAAGTTTAACTATTTATTTCACTACTCGGAATTAATCTCATAGAACATCTGCAATACACTGTGTTCTTTGCGGATGCTGTACTATCTGAGGGGTGATCCATTGCTTCACCACCGACATCAAACATCTCTTCGGAAGGAACAGTTTGTCCATTAGCACTAGCATGATCGACCCTAACTAGTTCATCACCCACAGTAAGCCAAGTTTTGTGATAGTGCTTAGACGCTCTATTGGCTACTTCATATAGAGCAAACTCTCTAGCTCCTGTGACTTCACCTTCTGAGATCATCCCCATTCTGTTTTCGTCTTGAACTTCTTCATTAAGAGATGAGGCAATTTCTTCTTTGCTCAATCCCTCTTCTCTTCCCTTACTCACTTTGTTCGTAACAATTTTCTGAGTAGTCTTGGAGACATATTCAGCTCTATTGAAAAGTTCTTGTTCTAGGAACGTCTCAACTCTTCTGCTAAAATCACCTTCATTCACGATAAAATCGCCAATATCATCTAATGCAAATTTAACAAAAGTATCAATTGTCGCCTTTAGCGTAGGCTTATATACTGTCGCAAGCCTGTCTTGAAGAAGTATTAAAGCTATCGCAACAGCGACTTCTTCTCCTCGATTAAATCCTTCTTCTAGCTTTTGACCGAACTCTGAAAAAACCTTTTCAAGTTCTTTCTTCAGTTCGCTATCAAACCCTCTAGTCATTTCATCGAGCTTATCTAAATAGTCTTCATTAGAAAGTCCATTCGCTTTTTTCAAATAGTTTTTTTTTGAACTCTTTACAACATTCTCATCCGTTGGTGCTTCGTTTCCAGTAGCTCCACTTGAAACTAGTTCATTCAGATTACCTGCCGTTACTCCTGCTCTCATTAGATCGTATGGCATATCCCCGCTCGATACTAATATTGTATTACCTGTTCCATCGGGAAGAGGCTCGAAACCTGTCATTTTTCTTTTCTCATCTATTGTGAGATGACCAGCTTTCTTTATTCTATCCCAAATTCTTTCTTGTTTAATTGAAAGGTCGGGGATTAATGCTAAATCCATTCCCAACTCTAATCCTTCACTATTGTCAAATAATGGAAGGAGGTCTGTGTTGAGGTGAGAGATGAATCTCCTCATCATTGGGATTATTGCATTCTCCCAAAGTAGTTCTTTACTCTCTCTCATGTTATTGTATGCGGTGTCTCCTTCAATACCTAGAAGACTAGAAGGGACTTTTAAAGACCTGCAAATATCTTTCATGGTAGTGTGTCGAGAATTGATGTAATCTAGGTCACGAGCATTTAAACTCATCTGTACCCATTCAAGTCCACCTTCCAATAGCAGAGGCTTCCCTGCGTTTGCATCACCACTAAATTGGGTATTGATCTCAAGTTTTAGTCTCTCAAATGCTTCGTCATCTAGGGATAGAGGTTGTCCATCTCCCGGACGATAACTAAGAGCACCCGATGGGCGAGCTTGGTTTTTAAGCATATTATAATTGTGACTATCCCCAGTATTGTGAATATCGATACTTGTTCTAGCAGAAGACAAACTACTGCTTCCTTTATATTCAACTAAAGGATCAATGTTCTTCCAATGTAATAAAGAAGACGTTTTAGATACAGGATCAACATCAAATTGATGGACGATACTATTCTCGTCTGTTACCTTATAAGAGAGGAGTCTATCATTACCAGTTACTTCATACTCTACATTTTTTGGATTGTAGATGTTTAATTCTCTAACAACTCCATCTAAAATATTAGGTTCTTGGATTGTGTTTCCTCCAAGAAGATAGAATGTAACCGCTCTCTCAAGCCATTCGTAATAATCAACACTAGCCGATGGTTTAGCAAGTAGTTTTAGAATTGGGTGTCCCTTTACTTCTTTTCTATCATCGCTATCACTTTCCTCTTTAGTATATAACTTAAGTGGAATTGTAGTTGCTTTTTGGGCGATTAATGAAATGCAGAAATACACGGTTGCCGTGTTTAGATATGCGTTTTTTGCGTATGATTCATAAGTGTCTTTGACTGGGATGGCCGACTTATTCTGCTTAGCTCCACCTCCGTCTAGACTATCCCGCAAGAGTGCTTCAAATTCAGCTGACTTCTTTTGCATCTTAGGCTGAACTTTACTTCCGAATATTTTATTAAACATTAATTTCTTCCTCATGCGTTTTTGTATATGAGTTAATTTAAAGATTAATTTATTTTTATTTACGTTTTTGAACGCCCGTAGTATTACAAGTATTACTTTATGAGGTTATAGGGATCTTACCGATGGTCGTCCGTTTACGTTTAGTGCTGAGAAACAGGCCGATGCCGCATCTGTAATATCATCATGCTTCGCTAATGGAAAACTTGACATTTCATCTAACAGATCTTTGTTCCATTCGGCCTTAACCATTTTTACATTCCCTTCGTTGACTTGTGCGGCAAGAATATCGGCTCTTTGGGCTTTAGCTCCAGTGGGCTTTTCTTTTATCGCGCTAAATCCAGCTAAGAGCCTAATAAGATTTTGACTCTGTTCGAGACCACCACTACCGGGCTCCTGCTCAATTTTAATTTTAGTTCCTTTTCCATCCATGTTCGCGGCTTGGATGATTACTTTGTTTCTTCTTTCTGAGGGCCATC